ATGCATCTAGAAGTCTCTATTAATCCAGAAACTAGAGCTGAATTTTTTGATGAAGTTTTTCTCAAATTCCCGGAGCTAGAGTCTTCTATCATTGATGATTTCAAGAGATACAAAGCAACCGGTGAGCTTCCGCATTATTTCGGTAGGGACGTTGCGTATACTCAGCCTTATGGTGCTTTTCGGGCTGGGTTGATGCATATCCATCTTTGTCTACCGCCAAACAAGTTTCCCGAGAAACTTCCACAACCGGATAGGGTCTGCAAGAAAGGTGATCCTGATAATGATGCTTGTCTTGTGTATGTCCAAGGTGAGCTTTATGAGAATAAATATTCACTCATTGCTATTATGTATCCCGATGCACATGAAAAAGCAAGAAAACATGATGTGATGAGCTATCTGGCGCGAATTGCCCAGAATTATAAAGATGAAAACTAACCCGCCGAAGCGGGTTTTTTGTGAGATTAGTTATTTATTTTCCTATTTGTTCTTACCCTCTCCCATTCAATTCTGCCTTCTTCACGCCGTTTATCTATATATTCAGCAAGATCCTGAATGTTGATGCAGCGCTTTGCTTTCTGTGATGTACCAACACGATAAGTCGGGATCGGCAACTGGCATGCATTTGCTTTCGCTTCTGCTGTGTTAGGGCTCATACCGAAATACTTTTGGCATACAGCTGACAGCTCAATGTTTGGGGTATTGAATTCAGCCATCAGTAAAAACAAGGTGTTCATAATTTTCTCCATCAAAACCGGCTGCACCCGGGAAAATCATAATTCTGTGCTGGTGGCAGGAATTAATTTCTGCCAGATAGCGGAAACATATTTTGCCTGATGACGGGCATCGGCCAGGGCGTTGTGCCGTTCGCCATCGAAAGGCATGTCCATTTTTGGGTCGAATCCGATGGAACGCCCAAGCGTAACGATCGTGCGTACATCGTGGTCATTCCAGTATGCCCACGGGCAGATTTGTCCTGCTCGCTCATAAGCTCCACGTAAAATTACGTTGTCGAAGGTGGCCCCGTTACCCCAGACTTTTAAATAGTTCGTATTGGCTGCGTGCCGGTTAATGAAATGATTTAGTTCTGAGAGAGCATCGCTGATCGACAAAGTATCATCAATACAGATTGCAGCTCGTGCTTCAGGGCTTTGTTTCAACCACCACAGGATGGTATCGCCGTCAGGTGTAGCTCCTTGCCCCATAGCACTTTCCAGGCTAACAACCGTATAGAATTCTTGTCCGATGTCTCCGGTTTCTGGAGTGAAGAACACCGCGCCAATGGAAACGATCGGTGCATCCTTATTTTTCCCCATCGTCTCAAGGTCGATCATTAAGTTGTTCATCACTTCACCTCCTGCGGCGGTTCCGGTAGCGGCATCCAGTGAGTTGCTTGCTCAATACCATTACCCGGCTTAATCGTTGCATCTCCGCGCCGAAAGGTGCTTCCGGTATAGCGTACGGAGCATATTAGCGGTTCAACCAGAGAGCTATCGAAATTCACCGAAATAAGCACGTTCTGGCCCTTTTCAGGCATTCGATCACTACAGATTATCCAACTATCCGGAGTTCCCGGAGAGTTGCCATTTACATCGAAGTTTGGCTCTGCGTCCTGAACCAGGAGGATGTAACCATTCTTGGCTGTATCAAGTTCTAACGCCTCGGTGACGGTGCCGAAATAGCGATTACCTAAATCAGCATCACAAGTGCTTACATCAATGGAAACTTCCATGCCTTCGATTAACTCTGGCAAGTTGTAAGTTTGGCTTATAGGCTCTGCTTCCAGCGATGCCAGCGCAATCCGTGCCAGTTCCATTTGTTCGCCACGAGTAAGTCCGTTATCAAGCGGATTTTTAATGAATAATTTGATGCGTTCTTTGGTTATAGCGCTCATATCACTCTCCTTTGATGCGAATGCCAGCGGCGCGGGAATCATTCCATCGCTTTACTTCTTCACGAATTACGTCAATGCATCCTTTCGAATCCATTAGGTAATCTTCATCAAAAAGCCTTTCCTGTTCGTTTTCTATCGCAACAATGATTGCTTCAACTAACTTTTGTGCCTGAGAACCACTTTCTAACTCTGCAATGCGCTGTTTTGCGGCATCAAGTTCAATCGATAATTTTTCCAACTGCTCTTTATGCTTCTTGTATTCCTGATATGCGTGCCAGGACTGACCTTTGCGCACACTATCAGTAATATCAGTAATCTGTTCTGGTGTTAGCGTGGTCAGTGGCTGTGCTGGGAAAATCAGCACTTTCCCGGAATCCCAATCAAAACCAGCGTGAATTGACTGAACCTCAACTGAGGGTGTTGAACCAATGCTGCCAGGCGAATGAACAACGATCGTTACATCCATATCGCGACGATGGCTGTGGTTGTTGGACAAAATACGATTCACCAACTCAGAAAATTTGGAGAATTTCATGCGGAGCCTCAATATGCAAAATAGACCGTTGCCACGCCGTTATAGTGATCAAACGATACGGCGTTTACTTCATAGCTGGCAGGGAGCTTCGAGCCGAGAACATATCCGGGCCACGTTTTCCATGGAATTTCTCTACTCTCACTACCCTCATATACCGTACATCCAAGTGAACCTACAGCCTCGCCAGAACGTTTGCCGCATGTTATGAAACCTATATTTTTCTTGCCGGTCTTAATGGCGATTGGGTGAACACTGGCTGATGCATTGGCAGCACGCTGTGACTGTTGGTTTGCGATATTCGCAGAGTTCGCAGCAGCTACAGCAGCCGTGGTCGCGGCGGTAGATGCCACAATAACTGCTGAAGCCTGCACCTGTTGGGTAATGGTCAGCAATGCCGCCACAAAAATCATCTTCTTCACTTGTCAGCTCCTTTGCGAATCTGTTCCGCCCATTCTTCAAGGGATTTCTCCGCATATTCACCGGACAGGCCATCAATCGGGTGCGGTTCATTAGCCAACTCTTCTTTCGCTGACAGAATCATGCGCGTAACGTCGAAAACTTCACGTAAAGACTTATTGATAAATCCGTGGTTGAAAGCAGCAGCAAGACGACTTGCGGTATAGTTAATCCCCTCGTTGCGTGCTTCCGCACGAATTTCAGCCAGAAAAGCATCGGTAGCTGGAGTTTCGCTGTGGTGTAGGGCATCGTTGATAATCATTGCAGCAACACCAGCCTGCCCTGCATCCGTGACCGACACATGCTCAAGAGTTACGGCCATTGCGTGTTTCAGCCCCGCATTCTCCGCCGCCAGCGTCTCGCATTTAGCTTCAAGCGCGTCGAACTTACGTACCAGGTACTCAGCATTTGTTTCGTTCACTTTCAGATCTCGCGGTACACATTTCCCGCGAAGAAACCCTTCCATTTCGAAAACATTCATGCGCATTTGCGTAACTCCGATAACTCGTTAAAACGTTCCATAAACATCCCGTAGGCATGGCCTGGTGACAGTGGAATAACTTTGAGCATCTCTGTTGCCGGGATGCCTTCCAGTACAGGCCAGAAAGAGCCATCATCAAGCCCGAGATCGCGGCGTTCGGTTGCCAGCATAATGAGATCGGCATATTTCACTGGCGTGCTCATAACAGGAGGTAACCCGTATTTCTCACGGATTACGGCGTCTATTTTTTCTTCCATCCGTTTATAGTCAGGAAGAAGTCGTTTCAGTGGCGCGGGGATGTCCTGGCAATATGCTTCTGTTGCATCATGCATTAACGCTTCAAAAGCAAATTCCTGCGGCACCAGCTGGCTGCAAAGCACCGCATGCTGGGCGACACTGTAGAAGTGTGAAAGATGTCCTGCAAAGCGACAGATATTTGAAAGGGAAACTGCGATATCGTTAATCACGATGTCGTCTTTATTTATCCTGTCATAATAAAAATGCTTCCCGGAAAAAGTTTTAATAAATGACATTTCGTTCTCCACTTTATATGCGCTGCACCGCGCTGAATTCTGCTAAAAGGAAGCTCTCACCATCCGGCGATTATTGAGTCAATTACGTTTCCATAAATGCCCCCGCAGGGGCATTTGCAGTAATGAAATCAGGCGGTGAAAGTACCAATAAAGGTTTCTACTTTGCTGTCTTTGAATTTCTCAACAAGCAGATCACGAAATTCGTTAGCCATTTCTTCCTGCAATGCTTCCAACTGAATAATGCGCAGAACCAGTACAGGACGATCGCCAGTGATAATGCTGAGGCGTAATTTAAACGGACGTTCTTTCAGGCCTTCAAACGGAACGCATTTAAATTCAAATGCCACTGGCATAATGTCTTTGGTTTTCGCTTCGACAGACTCCATCAGGGAGCGTTTGCCGCTGAAGTCATTGTCTTCAAAATCAGCGGTCTGGTTCGCTTCAATTGTGATTTTACGGATCGCCGCAGCCGCTTTGGTTGCCTGAATGGCGTCACCATTAGCATCAAAGCCCACAAGGTAGTCGGCCCAGTCTTCAATCCATTCTGCCAGTGACTTCTGGGAGTTACGCTCGCCGTTAACAGACAACAGAGCAGAGAACGGTGCTGTCTTTTTCAGTTTGAGAGTGGCGGTGTTATCTGCGTGACCTGGTTCATCAATAGTACCCAGGTTAAGCACACTGACGGCACGCATATTATCGGCATCGATAAAGCAGCGGGTGCCTTCATCTGCAAGATCTTTAGAATAACGGGTAAAGTCATCGATACTGGCAGTGGAAAGCGCACCACGGAAACGGAAGCGATTTAAATTAAATTTTTCCAGATCATGAATGCGGAAATTCTCAGGCAATGCCACAGCATCGGCACCAATCTTACTGATAATTTCATTAACACCCTGAGCAGAAATAAGGGCATGGATTTGATTAATTGCGGTTGCGTCTAAGTTCTGAGACATAATAAGTCCTCACTATATAAAGATATTCAGTGATGAGATAAATAATCAGTTTATTACGAACGATATTAACGACCTGCTGCGCGGAGTTTTCCGTCAGGTTCACCGGCAAGAGTCAGTAATTGTCCCTGGTCTTCCTGCAGAATAGTCAGGCGACCACCGCGATTGACATACATCGGCGTTTCGGTGGTGTCTTCTTCGGAAATTTTCCCGCGGTTAGTCGGGCGAACATATGAGAGTTTGTGTTTGATTTTCACACGGTTCTCATCAAATGGTTCGATTTCCAGATTGAGTGAGACCTTCCCTTTGGTTTTCGTGTTCATCACACCGGAAGCGACCTCACTGAGAACTGCGCCGATTTTGGTTTCAAATACGCCGCCGTCCAGCTCCCCGATAAATGCCTGCACATCAGTACTGCGTTCGCTAGCCATTTTGCTGCTCCTCATCATATCGACCCTGCAAGGTCGGTTGGTTTCTCCACAAAACAGAGAAGAACACCTGCGGTGGCAGCCGCCCGGATGGATTGGGTTATGAGCCCGTCGTCCGGTGATGCTCTTCTCTGTTTTGTAAAAAGGACGGTACCAGCCGGAAGCAAGGGTACAAGCTGGTACCGCCAGGACTACACACAGCATAAAGTTGTGGTGCCGGGTGCCTCCCGGTGCCTGGCGAAGGTTGCACACCAGGCGGGTGGGTATCCACAGAAGGTCGACTGTCAGCCTCAACCTTAACCCGCGTGCGCTGAGCCGCATTCACCACAACGCTAAGGATTCTCTCTGGTTGAAAATACTTAGCTGTTATGTGCCTGCTTTTAGCCACATCAGGCGAGGTGGACCTGGTTATTCCCCAACAACAAGGATTCGGTTAATCTGGATATCCCCAACAACAATAAGAGTATTCAATGTGATCGCTGAATTAACGGCAGCAATGACGGCTATTCGTGAAACAGCCCAGATTGCAAAACTAATGAACGAGGCAAAAACTCAAGCTGAAGTAAATGCGGCTATTGGTGAGCTGAACTCAAAGCTTGCGTCTATTCAGCGCGAATGCGTGTCTCTCGTTGAACTGGTGGGCTCTTATCAAGAAATAAATGCTTCTCTCAAAGCTAAAATTGCAGAATTCGAAAACTTTGAGGCTCAGACGGAAGGCTATATCCTTAACCAACTTGAGTCGGGTACTTTTGTATACTCGAAGGAGGTAATCGTGAACGGTGGCAGCATAACCATGCATCTTTGCCCAAAATGTTTTGGACAAAAGATAGTATCGATACTTCAACCATTCCCGGTTAGCGAAGATGAGCTTTTTCATAAAAGCAGGTGCCTCCACTGTGAAAATAAGTTTCTGATGAATAAAAATCCGGATTACGTATCGCCTCCATCCATTGAGGAGTTGTCCAGAAAACTTAACGGCAATCTGTAGATTACTACTGTTGTGGATATCCAGATTGTTAAAGAGCTAAGCGTCCTGTTGGGCGCTTTTTTGTTGCTAACGAATCACCCGGTCATTCATACGCCACCGGCGGCTACTTCGTGGGCGTCCTGCCTGTTCGTTACTGCAACATCTTTAAGTTGTAATCTAGTTGTTGTTTTGGTTGTTGTCAACAACTTTATGTGGTTTTGACGGATGTGAAATGAGGGCAAGGGTTATCAAAAAAGGAGGTTGTATGGACGATGCGCTTTTAATTACACAATGGACACTTTCCTTCCGTGATTGGAAACTCTCAAATCACGGGAGGAAGATTGAAAAGGCGGGTAATAATGGTAACTAAATTTCTGAAGGAATGTTTTTTGATGCATTACCAAGTGCGCGATGACCAGAATACTCTACCTATAACGTGAATTCTGGAACGCCTATCTTCGAAGGTGAGTATTTCATCTGGATACTCATCTTTATTGAAACTTCTTAGAATCAGACCACCGTCAGGTAAATTGATCAATATTTTAACTCTAAGTAATACGCCATCACGTATAGCATAAAGATCCCCATCACGAATAGGAACTGTTTGGGAAACATCAACAGCAACAAAATCTCCATTGTTAAGTACAGGTAGTAAACTATTACCCCAAATTTTTACGATCTTTGCATTGGAGACACATACACCAGCTTTTCTTAAATCAATCCTTCTTAGCGGGAACCAGTCTACAGTTGATTCAACTATTTCAGCCAAACATCCATTACCCGCTGATAACTCGACATCTAGGACAGGAATGTTTGCAAAAATGTCAGGATCTAATGTTGTACTTTCAGCCTCCTTTACAACAAGGTCTGGGAAAGACGCGTTATCCTCAATGCCCAATTGCAACCACTTTTGAGAAACCCCTAACACTTTAGCAATCTCTTTAATTTTCCGAGGCTGTTGAGTTTCTCCATTCTCGATTTTTGCTACGGATTGTTGTGAAAGCCCAATTTTTTCAGCTAGTTGCGCCTGACTCATTCCTGCTTTTTCTCTTTCGCTTTTTAGTCTTTCTGCCAATGTTTTCACAACATATCCCCCTCGTTTTTATTGAGGTTACAACTTTATGTTTTAGCTTTCCAACATCTAAAAGTTGTGATAAAAGTTGTTGTAGTTGTATAATCGAAGTTATCAACAACTTTACTACTTACAGATAGGAGAAAGCTATGACACCTGAGCAATTAGCCTTATCAGAGGCAATCGCTCTGGCTGGTGGTCAATCAGAATTGGCTCGGAAGCTCACAGCCAGCAGTGGTCGTTTAGTAAAGCAACAACATGTCTGGAACTGGTTGAACAGAGAAAAGCGTCCCCCTGCAAAGCTCTCGATATTCATTGAAATGACCACTGGCGTATCAAAAGAAAAATTACGTCCAGATATTTTTCAAAAGATTAAAGACTTATCAGATGGAAAGTAACCACAGTTTTAAGGAGATAGCCGTGGGTAAGCATCACTGGAAAGTAGAAAAACAACCTGAGTGGTACGTGAAAGCTGTCAGAAAAACTATCGCGGCGTTGCCGGGTGGTTACGCTGAAGCAGCTGAGTGGCTGGATGTAACAGAGAACGCTTTATTCAACCGCCTTCGTGCCGATGGTGATCAGTTTTTTCCGTTGGGATGGGCAATGGTTTTACAGCGTGCGGCTAGTACACATCACATTGCGGATGCTGTCGCACAGTCTGCTGGTGGGGTGTTTGTATCACTTCCTGAAATTGAGGAAGTAGAGAACGCTGATATCAACCAACGTCTACTGGAAGTCATTGAACAGATCGGGAGTTACTCAAAGCAGATTCGTTCGGCAATCGAAGATGGGGTAGTGGAGCCACATGAACAGACAGCAATTAATGATGAGTTGTATCTGTCAATTTCGAAGCTCCAGGAGCATGCAGCACTGTTCTACAAAATCTTCTGCGCTTCAGAAAAGAGTGACGCCCGCGAGTGTGCAGCTCCGGGCGTCGTGGCGTTTTGTGTCCGTGGAGAAACTAACGCATGAACAGTTTAACAACACTCTACCGTCGTTCGCAACTGATTGCGCTTCCTGTACCGGGTGGAAAAGCGAAGGTGGAGTATTGCTATGCAGTGAATGTACTAGGTGACAGGGAAATTGTAACCCACAGCTTTGCAGAGTGGGCTGTGGGTGATTTCAACCGGCAGAAGGAGACAGTCCTTTGCGACAAGTTAACCGCTGGTTCAAAGATCACTACGGAGTGCCCGTCAGAGTCATTCGTTGGGAGCCGGAAACACAACGGGTTATCTACCTCCGTGAAGGCTATGAACATGAATGCTTCAGTCCGCTCGAACAGTTTCGTCGTAAATTCAGGGAAATAGAGGTCGGTCATGAGCCTGTTAATGACATCCCAGCCCATTGTGATAAATCGTGATCTTGCATGCCGTATTGGTCTGAATGAGGCAATTGTGTTGCAGCAGCTTCATTACTGGCTGAATGAAACGAATTCAGGCACTGAGCATGGCGGAATTCGCTGGGTTTATAACACGACAGAACAGTGGCTGGAGCAGTTTCCGTTCTGGTCAGAGTCCACTCTGAAACGCACATTTGCAAGCCTGAAATCACTTGGGGTTTTGCGTCGCGAGCAACTCAATAAATCGAAGCGTGACATGACCAATTTCTACACGATCAACTATGAAAGTGAGCTTTTAGAAGAGGTCAAAGTGAACGAATCCATCAGGTCAAAATGCACTTCTCCATCGGGTCAAAGTGACCTGATGGATGGGCGCAAAATGACACGATCCATTGGTTCAAAACGACACGCTGTCATCGGGTCAAAATGGCCCAATGATCTTACAGAGAATACAACAGAGATTACTACAGAGAATAAAACCTCTTCTCGTCCGGACGCTTCGCAACCGGACACGCAGATGGCTGAACAGGATTTTTTAACTCGCCATCCTGATGCGGTTGTATTCAGCCCTAAAAAGCGCCAGTGGGGAACGCAGGATGATTTGACCTGCGCACAGTGGCTCTGGAAAAAAATCATCGCCCTGTACGAGCAGGCCGCCGAATGTGACGGCGAGGTGGTTCGTCCCAAAGAACCTAACTGGACAGCCTGGGCAAACGAAATTCGCCTGATGTGTGTGCAGGATGGTCGTACTCACAAACAAATCTGCGAGATGTACAGCCGCGTCAGCCGCGATCCGTTCTGGTGCCGTAACGTGCTCAGTCCGTCGAAGCTGCGGGAAAAATGGGATGAGCTTTCCCTGCGCTTATCGCCGTCCGTCAGCACATACACAGAAAAACGCGAAGACCCGTATTTCAAATCCAGTTACGACAACGTGGACTACAGCCAGATCCCGGCAGGATTCAGGGGGTGATCATGAGTCTTTTGAATGAAGTTCAGAAATTCATTGAAGCCCATCCGGGCTGTACTTCCGGAGACATTGCGGATGCTTTTGCAGGTTACTCACGGCAGCGCGTTCTGCAGTCAGCAAGCAAGTTACGTCAGAGTGGGCGTGTGGCTCACCGTTGTGAAGGAGATACACGCAGACATTTCCCGCGCCTGACTGAGAGAGCGCAGGAGCCGGAACCACAACCTGTTCGTGAAACCAGACCTGTGCGCAATTTCTATGTCGGCACTAACGACCCCCGGGTGATTTTGTGCCTGACCCGCCAGGCTGAAGAACTGGAGTCCAGGGGCTTATACCGTCGTGCTGCAACCGTGTGGATGGCGGCATTCCGTGAAAGCCACTCCCAGCCAGAACGAAACAATTTTCTGGCACGTCGTGAGCGGTGCTTACGGAAAAGCAGCAAGCGCGCTGTATCGGGTGATGAGTGGTATCTGTCAGGGAATTACGTGGGGGCTTAATGAGTAATAAATATTGCCAGGAGCTGGTGGAGCTGCGGAACAAACCAGCCCATGAACTGAAGGAAGTGGGCGATCAGTGGCGCACGCCGGATAACATTTTCTGGGGAATTAACACCCTGTTTGGCCCGTTTGTCCTGGATCTGTTTACTGACGGTGATAACGCCAAATGTACCGCGTATTACACGGCGGAAGACAACGCGCTGGCGCATGACTGGTCAGAACGTCTTGCGGAGCTTAAAGGTGCTGCCTTTGGTAATCCCCCATACAGCCGCGCCAGTCAGCATGAGGGGCAATACATCACCGGCATGCGTTACATCATGAAACATGCCAGTGCCATGCGTGATAAAGGCGGGCGCTATGTTTTCCTGATCAAAGCTGCCACCAGCGAAGTGTGGTGGCCGGAAGATGCAGATCATATTGCTTTTATTCGCGGGCGTATTGGTTTTGAACTGCCTGCCTGGTTTATCCCGAAAGATGAGAAGCAGGTGCCGACAGGCGCTTTCTTCGCTGGTGCTATTGCTGTTTTCGACAAGACCTGGAAGGGACCGGCAATCAGCTACATCGGGCGCGATGAACTTGAGGCATGTGGTGAGGCGTTTCTGGCGCAGGTTCGCCAGCAGGCGGAAAAACTGGTCAGGGAGATGGCGGCATGACGACGTTAACTCAATGCCAGCAGCAGGTGCTGGATATGCTGATTTCTTATCAGAAAGAACGTGGCTTCCCGCCAACCAATCAGGAGGTGGCAACCATGCTGGGATACCGTTCAGTGAATGCAGCGGTGGAGCATCTTCGCGCACTGGAGAAAAAAGGCGTCATCACGATAAAGCGTGGTGTGGCCCGGGGGATCACGCTTCATACCGTGGTGAAGGACGACGACAGCGAGGCGGTCGGGATTATCCGCTCACTGCTTGCCGGTGAGGAAAACGCCAGGCTGCGTGCAGCCCACTGGTTACATGAGAGGGGCCTGAAAGTATGAAGCTGATCCTGCCTTTTCCGCCCAGCGTGAACACGTACTGGCGACACCCCAACAAAGGGGCGTTTGCTGGTAAGAGCCTGATAAGCGCGGCGGGGCGAAAATTCCAGAGCGCGGCGTGTGCAGCAATAGTTGAGCAGTTACGTCGTCTGCCGAAACCAACGTCGGCACCTGCTTCAGTGGAGATCGTGTTGTTTCCTCCGGATAACCGGATCCGCGATCTGGACAACTATAACAAGGCGCTGTTTGACGCCCTGACCCACGCGGGTGTGTGGGAAGACGACAGTCAGGTGAAAAGAATGCTGGTGGAGTGGGGACCGGTTATCCCGGAGGGGAAGGTCGAGATCACTATCAGTAAGTACGAAAAAGCGAGTTGCAAATTAGCAACTTGGTAACGGAATTGAGCAACACCCTAAATTTGGGTATTACCTCGTTAAAGATACTGTATTTATGAACAGTGTATCCTTGATAACTATTAAAAATCGCAGTAAGTTCATCCTGCATCAACGAAAAGGGAGTGCAGTCCCGCTCGTGGATAAAAATTTGTGGAGAAACCAATGAATCAGTTGCTTGTAATTGATGGCGTTTCTGTGCGCCAGTACTTCGAATCTAACTACTGTCTTAACGACCTTCAGAAAGCTGCTCTTCTTGCCGCTGGTGAGAATCGCTCCTCCCGTTCGCTGGAAGTTCACGAGTTTATGCGTCGTCCTGAAACGAAGGCTCTTGTGGAATTATTGGAAGAAGAAACTACGGGAGATTCCCGTAGTATTCCTGTCATCACCATTCAGGGGCGCAATGGTGGGACGTATGTCTGTAAAGAGCTGGTCTATGCATATGCAATGTGGATCAGCCCGGCATTCAGCTTAAAAGTGATACGTACTTTTGATGCGCTTCATAATTCATCACCAGAAGAAACCACATCCGACAAAATTAAATCCGGGGTCATTCTGCTTGAATCAGCAGCAAAGACTCTAAATCTGTCAAACTCCTCGAAACTTGGTGCATACCAGAAATTATCAAAGGTAGCTGGTCTTCCTGAACTTATGCCGATCTATGCCATTGATGCACCTGCTGATGCGCCAGATGGTTCAAGCCGCCCTACGCTGTCGCTGAGTGCACTGCTGAAACAGTATGGTATCCGCCTGACGGCTAATCAGGCATATCACCAGATGGCGAAGCTGGGGATCGTTGAACAACGCGAACGATACAGCCGTACCGCGATTAACAACATCAAAAAATTCTGGTCGCTGACCGCGAAAGGCTGCATGTTCGGCAAGAACATCACCAGTCCTGCAAATCCGCGCGAGACGCAGCCGCATTTCTTCGAATCCCGATTCCCTGAGCTGTTAAAGCTGCTCGATACCGTTCATTGAGGTGACCGTGAGAGCATTACTGACCCCTGAAATTGCCCCGCGTATGGGGATCGTATTGTTCAGGCCAGGTTCAGAGCTGATGCCCCTGTTTATGCAGGGGCGTGTCCTGCTGGAGCCTGAGCCGGAACGTTATTCATCTTTCGCCAGTGGTGCCGTTCCGGCGGCATCACAACCGCTGGCGGATGATCCTGCCGTTCGGGCCGTGTTTCGCAATGAGGCAGTGATCCGTCGTGCTGGTGGCGTGGAATGTCTTGAAAGCTGGTTACTTCGTGAAAAAGGCTGCCAGTGGCCTCATTCCGACTGGCACAGCGATAACATGACCACAATGCGGCACGCTCCGGGCGCAATCCGTCTGTGCTGGCACTGCGATAACCAGCTGCGCGATCAGTTCACGGAACGGCTGGAATCAATGGCAACGGATAACTGTGCCCACTGGGTGTTATCTGTCGTGCGTCGGGATCTCGGTTTTGATGACAGTCACGTAGTGACAATGCCGGAACTGTGCTGGTGGCTGGTTCGTAATGACCTGGCGGATGCCTTACCGGAAAGTGCAGCCCGTAAGGCACTGAGATTACCGAAGCCGGTTGTGCCGTCTGTCACCCGGGAGAGTGACCTTGTTCCTTCGGTTCCTGCCACCAGCATTATCCAGGATAAAGCGAAAAAGGTGCTGGCGCTGAAAGTGGATCCAGAGTCGCCGGAGTCTTTTATGTTACGCCCAAAACGTCGCCGCTGGGTTAATGAAAAGTACACGCGCTGGGTTAAGACACAGCCGTGTGCATGTTGTGGAAAGCCTGCTGATGATCCCCACCACCTGATAGGCCATGGTCAGGGTGGAATGGGTACAAAAGCGCATGACCTCTTTGTGTTGCCTTTGTGCAGAAAGCATCACGACGAGCTGCATGCGGATACCGTGGCATTTGAAGAGATGTATGGCTCCCAGCTGGAGCTGATATTTCGTTTTATCGATCATGCGCTGGCAATAGGCGTACTGGCGTAAGTGGAGAACGAGCATGAACCTTGAAGCCTTACCAAAATATTACTCCCCAAAATCTCCAAAATTGAGCGATGACGCACCGGCGACAGGCTCAGGTGGTTTAACGATTACGGATGTGATGGCTGCGCAGGGGATGGTGCAGTCGAAAGCACCGCTTGGGTTTGCCTTATTCCTGGCAAAAGTTGGTGTTCAGGATCCTCAGTTTGCGATTGAAGGTCTGCTCAATTACGCGATGGCAATGGATAACCCGACATTGAACAAATTGAGTGAAGAAACCCGGTTACAGATCATCCCTTACCTTGTGAGTTTTGCCTTTGCTGATTATTCCAGGTCTGCGGCAAGTAAGGCTCGCTGTGAGCATTGTGCTGGTACTGGATTTCATAGTGTATTGCGCGAAGTGGTGAAACACTCCAGAAGCGGGGAATCTGTTATCAAGGAAGAGTGGGTGAAGGAATTATGTCAGCATTGCCATGGTAAGGGAGAAGTCAGCACGGCTTGCAGAGGGTGTAAGGGTAAAGGCATTGTCCTGGATGAAAAAAGAACCCGGCTTCATGGCGCGCCTGTTTATAAGATTTGTGGGCGTTGCAATGGAAACCGGTTTAGTCGTTTACCGACCACACTGGCACGACGTCATGTCCAGAAGCTGGTACCGGACCTGACTGATTATCAGTGGTACAAAGGATATGCAGACGTCATTGATAAACTGGTAACAAAGTGCTGGCAGGAAGAAGCATTCGCTGAAGCACAATTGAGAAAGGTGACGAGATAAGTGATTTTCACCGAAGATGGCGACATGATGCTTGCATTTCTCAAAAAATATGGATAATATTTTCCCAACGATGGGCTTTGTATGTCTACCGTTGATGAGTCCAAGAACCCGCCGCCGAGCGGGTTAAATTATTTTTTCTTACACGGGATATGGATGTTATACCGAGATCTTTTGCCTATTTTCTCAGAAAGACCCATATTTAAAGCTCCTGAGGCTGAAAGAATACTTCGTGAGCAATATTCTATCGCCGCCCCCACTCCTGTAATTCAGGAGATTTATTATGGATTGGCAGGTTATGACAGATTTCAGGAGCTTTATGGGGATCTTAATATTGACCAAATCGAATGGAAATTGATTGAACTTCCCACTAAAAATTTTTTAACTATCGGGGATAATGCTACTTACCCTGATTTTTTGCATGAGGTCGTTGAAGATTTCACAACCCGTAAAGGCGATGTATTTATGGATGATGAAATAAAAGCGCATTGGTGTAATTTTGGCACATGGTGTGAACCTCCATTTTTTATAGATCGAGCTTTGCTGAAAAGTAATACAACAGGGCTTCATTTAATGGAAGGGCATACAAGAGTTGGAACCCTGTTAGGGGCAGTTAAGTATAACTTCGTTAAGCTTGCTAATACTCATAAAATTTATTATGCGCAAGCAAAAGAATGTATTAAATAAGTTGAGTGAAATTACTGTTTTTTTTTAACAATACTTACCGCGTTCTCGCGGTTTTTTTATAAATTAAACATTGGTGCAGTACGGTAAACACGCTGGTGGTCGTGAATACTGACTTTTTATCTTGCTGGCTTTTTAGACAAGAGTTATTGGTATGTCATGTTAACCATGAAGGTAAAAAGACATGCTAAAACAGCAAGATATGACAGAAACGGCGAAAGTTGTTTTTAATGAATTAAACGGCAAACCGGCAACAGTCGGGGAGATAGCACAAAACACATACCTTTCACGCGAACGCTGTCAGTTAATACTGACCCAGCTGGTTATGGCGGGGCTGGCAGATTACCAGTTCGGCTGTTACAGACGCCTTCAGCAATGAAGGGCTTTTAATTTGTGAAAATGGGCGGCTGGTGGGTGTTGGTAGCACCTGCCAGCCATTCGCTCATGCTTACTGGTCACAAGCGAACCATGGCCCACTGCTTTAGCGCAAAAGCAGAGTGAGCCTACCAGAGTTACGCTTACTGATCCATGAAAAGCACTGTAAAAATAAACAGTATTGATTTAATCAACGCTGATTGCCTGCATTTTATTCAGTCCCTGCCTGATGATTCCATTGACCTGATTGTTACCGATCCGCCTTACTTCAAGGTGAAACCCAACGGTTGGGACAATCAGTGGAAAGGGGACGAAGATTACCTTAAGTGGCTGGACCACTGTCTGGCCCAGTTCTGGCGGGTGTTGAAACCTGCCGGAAGCCTTTACCTGTTCTGTGGGCATCGCCTGGCATCTGATATTGAGATCATGATGCGTGAACGTTTCAACGTGCTTAACCATATCATCTGGGCGAAGCCGTCCGGACGTTGGAATGGGTGTAATAAAGAAAGTCTGCGCGCATATTTTCCTGCCACAGAGCGCGTTCTGTTTGCTGAACATTACCGGGGGCCATATCGCGGCAAAAGTGACGGCTATGTGGCAAAAGAAAGGGAACTCAAACAGCACATAATGGCACCGCTGATATCGTATTTCAGGGATGCTCGTGCCGAACTGGGTATAACGGCAAAACAAATTGCCGAAGCCACAGGTAAGAAAAATATGGTTTCCCACTGGTTTGGTGCCAGTCAGTGGCAGTTGCCGAATGAGGCTGACTACCGGAAGTTACAGGCACTGTTTTCCCGTATAGCGGCAGAGAAGTTTCAGGAACAACAACTGGAACAACCACACCACCAGTTGGTGGCATCTTATGATTCACTGAATCGCAAATATTCTGAATTGCTGGATGAGTTTAAATCTCTCCGGCGCTATTTCTCCGTATCAGTCTCCGTGCCTTATACCGATGTCTGGATGCATAAACCCGTTCAGTTCTACCCGGGTAAACATCCGTGTGAGAAACCGGCGGATATGCTCAGGCAAATAATCAATGCCAGTAGTCGACCCGGCGATCTGGTTGCTGATTTCTTTATGGGATCCGGTTCCACAATAAAAGCAGCAATGGCGCTGGGGCGTCGGGCGTTAGGTGTTGAGCTTGAGACAGAGCGGTTTAATCAGACCATCCAGGAAATCAGTATGTTATCAGCAAATACAATTTTGTGAATTAATTCAATTATTGGTGGGATGTCTGTGCCGTATAATGATTACAGATACAGTGTATCCTGCAATGCAGCAGGGCTGATGTGGTGGGTTGTACATAGCCTGCAAAGGATTGGCTTCATTAATTCATCGTTGATACAAGCGAGTCACGGTTGACCACGCCAACGGCTCATCGGTAAAAATCCGACACCGTGTCTTCTTAACTCACTTATTGTTTCCACCCATGTTTTTGGATACCTGCTGTAGCTGTCAGATTAGCGCGATAATCTGACAGCTTTTTTTTTACAACGAATCCTTCTGATCTGCTTTTGCGGGGCTTTTTTGTATCCGCTCCATGCCCGGCGTATAAGCGGAGGTTGGTCAGTTTTCTAAAAATTGAAATACCTCACAATTCAGCCAGTTAATGGTTGTTTGTCTGGCGAAGAGTTTGTAAATAAAAAAACGCATGGTGAATCCCCCTAAGCGGCGGGGCGAATCAGCAGTCAGTTCTGGGATAATCGCGGGTTCGTATGCTGATGCCGGACTCACCGGGAGGCACCCGGCACCATGCATTATGGTCATCCCCTTGTATGATACCCCTCTCCGGAGGGGTATTTTTTGGATAAAAAAGCCCGCGCTGGGAGGCACGGGCGGCAAGGAATAAAACGTGAAGAAATTTTCACAGGCGCATAATAATCCGATGTTGCCAGATTTTGCAACTGCATCATCTGGTTATTATGTGAGCTGGAAAATCAGATTCTGTATGGACTGAAGCCATGCTGTTATTTAGGGCCAAAGAGCTGGCTTTTTCCCGCCTTCTCTCCAGTAACGATTAATGAGAAAAGAATGAAATGCTTTTCCTGGGGAGGAGGGCAGTAGAAAAAAGAACCCGCCAGCAAAAATATGGGGGATGAACAGCTTTTGCTACTCAGGTTGCTGGCGGGTATGGTTCTTCATGAAATAAGAATGTTACGCGGTATTTTTAATGAAAATGATAATTATTGTCAATTGATTGTGCGTATTTTTTCATACATGACTGGTAAAGGTGATTCAGGCCATCAGAGTTTTGCTGATGGCCTTTTTTCTTTCCGGTAGCACAGGTCTGTTGGGGCGGGATATGTATCAGATGGAAAAAATATCAACAGGCATTGCCTACGGCACCTCCGCAGGCAGTGCTGGCTACTGGTTTTTACAATGGCTTGATCAGGTTAGTCCGTCTCAGTGGGCTGCGATTGGTGTACTGGGAAGTCTGGTTCTGGGCTTTCTGACTTATCTGACGAATCTGTACTTCAAAATCAGAGAAGACAGAAGAAAGGCTGCGAGAGGAGAGTAATATAATGGTCCAAAACTATGAAATGATTGTGAAAGGGATCCGCAATTTTGAGAATAAAGTTACGGTAACTTTAGCATTACAGGACAAAGAACGCTTTGACGGTGAAATTTTTGACCTGGACATCTCGCTGGACCGTGTTGAAGGTGCCGCGCTGGAGTTTTATGAGGCAGCAGCCAGAAGGAGCATCAGACAGGTCTTCCTGGATGTTGCTGCCGGGTTATGTGGAGGGGATGAGCAGTCGCCGGAAAAGCGCCCCATAATTTTAGAGGCGCAGAGTGTGTGGATAACCTACAAAGGAAAACTGCCGGGAAGAATTACTGGTTCACTGAAGACTCCGCCGAAATGGTAATTTCACCAGCATATTTTTCCTCCAGTAATACCGCTAGCCACTTGAAAGAATTTTGTTGTTGCTGGGACCATTTGGAATTGATTGATTCAAGCTGGAGCGATGCCAGTGTTGGTTGCATTTGTTCCTTGGGAATTGAGAATGCCAGATATGAAAATGCGACAGTAAGGGCATTTACATCATCCCGAAGCTTGGAAATGCAGTCGAGCAACTCCTGTAGAGAAATGGTGCTATTGTCCATAAACAATCCTCTCTATTGTATTTAACTATTCCTTGCCTGATTCAACAGGCCGGGACAGATAAACATATCCAGGGTTCAGAAACCGATAAATCCTGATAAATATCCATGAACGCAAAAATCAGATACGGCCTGTCGGCTACTGTACTAGTGCTGATTGGTGCAGGCGCGTCTGCTCCTCAAATACTTGACCAGTTTCTGGACGAAAAAGAAGGTAACCACACAACGGCATACCGTGATGGTTCCGGCATCTGGACCATCTGTCGGGGTGCCACGATGGTGGATGGAAAACCCGTTTTTCCCGGTATGAAACTGTCGAAGGAAAAATGCGACCAGGTTAACGCCATTGAACGTGATAAGGCGCTGGCATGGGTGGAACGTAATATTAAAGTACCACTGACCGAACCACAAAAAGCGGGTATCGCGTCGTTTTGCCCCTATAACATTGGCCCCGGTAAGTGTTTCCCGTCGACGTTTTATAAGCGGCTTAATGCCGGTGATCGTAAAGGTGCCTGTGAGTCGATTCGCTGGTGGATTAAGGACGGTGGGCGTGATTGCCGCACACGTTCAAATAACTGCTACGGACAGGTTATTCGTCGTGACCAGGAAAGCTCATTAGCTTGTTGGGGGATAGATCAGTGAGAAGAGTAGCCGCGATTATCTCCGCTCTGGTTATCTGCATCATCGTCTGCCTGTCTTGGGCTGTTAATCATTACCGTGATAACGCCATTACCTACAAAGCCCAGCGCGACAAAAATGCCAGAGAACTGAAGCTAGCGAACGCGGCAATTACTGACATGCAGATGCGTCAGCGTGATGTTGCTGCGCTCGATGCAAAATACACGAAGGAGTTAGCTGATGCGAAAGCTGAAAATGATGCTCTGCGTGATGATGTTGCCGCTGGTCGTCGTCGGTTGCACATCAAAGCAGTCTGTCAGTCAGTGCGTGAAGCCACCACGGCCTCCGGCGTGGATAATGCAGCCTCCCCCCGACTGGCAGACACCGCTGAACGGGATTATTTCACCCTCAGAGAGAGGCTGATCACTATGCAAAAACAACTGGAAGGAACCCAGAAGTATATTAATGAGCAGTGCAGATAGAGCTGACCATATCGATGGGCAACTCATGCAATTATTTTGAGCAATACACACGCGCTTCCAGCGGAGTATAAATGCCTAAAGTAATAAAACCGAGCAATCCATTTACGAATGTTTGCTGGGTTTCTGTTTTAACAACATTTTCTGCGCCGCCACAAATTTTGGCTGCATCGACAGTTTTCTTCTGCCCAATTCCAGAAACGAAGAAATGATGGGTGATGGTTTCCTTTGGTGCTACTGCTGTCTGTTTGTTTTGAACAGTAAACGTCTGTTGAGCACATCCTGTAATAAGCAGGGCCAGCGCAGTAGCGAGTAGCATTTTTTTCATGGTGTTATTCCCGATGCTTTTTGAAGTTCGCAGAATCGTATGTGTAGAAAATTAAACAAACCCTAAACAATGAGTTGAAATTTCATATTGTTAATATTTATTAATGTATGTCAGGTGCGATGAATCGTCATTGTATTCCCGGATTAACTATGTCCACAGCCCTGACGGGGAACTTCTCTGCGGGAGTGTCCGGGAATAATTAAAAACGATGCACACAGGGTTTAGCGCGTACACGTATTGCATTATGCCAACGCCCCGGTGCTGACACGGAAGAAACCGGACGTTATGATTTAGCGTGGAAAGATTTGTGTAGTGTTCTGAATGCTCTCAGTAAATAGTAATGAATTATCAAAGGTATAGTAATATCTTTTATGTTCGTGGATATTTGTAACCCATCGGAAAACTCCTGCTTTAGCAAGATTTTCCCTGTATTGCTGAAATGTGATTTCTCTTGATTTCAACCTATCAAAGGACGTTTCTATAAGATGCGTATTTCTTGAGAATTTAACATTTACAACCTTTTTAAGTCCTTTTATTAACACAGTGTTATCGTTTTCTAACACAATGTGAATATTATCTGTGGCTAGATAGTAAATATAATGTGAGACATTGTGACGTTTTAGTTCAGAATAAAACAATTCACAGTTTAAATCTTTTCGCACTTGATCGAATATTTCTTTAAAAATGGCAACCTGAGCCATTGGTAAAACCTTCCATGTGATACGAGGGCGCGTAGTTTGCATTATCGTTTTTATCGTTTCAATCTGGTCTGACCTCTTTGTGTTTTGTTGATGATTTATGTCAAATATTAGGAATGTTTTCAATTAATAGTATTGGTTGTGTAACAAAGTGCGGTCCTGCTGGCATTCTGGAGGGAAATACAACCGACAGATGTATGTAAGGCCAACGTGCTCAAATCTTCATACAGAAAGATTTGAAGTAATATTTTAACCGCTAGATGAAGAGCAAGCGCATGGAGCGACAAAATGAATAAAGAACAATCTGCTGATGATCCCTCCGTGGATCTGATTCGTGTAAAAAATATGCTTAATAGCACCATTTCTATGAGTTACCCTGATGTTGTAATTGCATGTATAGAACATAAGGTGTCTCTGGATGCATTCAGGGCAATTGAGGCAGCGTTGGTGAAGCACGATAATAATATGAAGGATTATTCCCTGGTGGTTGACTGATCACCATAACTGCTAATCATTCAAACTACTTAACCTGTGACAGAGCCAACACGCAGTCTGTCACTGTCAGGAAAGTGGTAAAACTGCAACTCAATTACTGCAATGCCCTCGTAATTAAGTGAATTTACAATATCGTCCTGTTCGGAGGGAAGAACGCGGGATGTTCATTCTTCATCACTTTTAATTGATGTATATGCTCTCTTTTCTGACGTTAGCCTCCGACGGCAGGCTTCAATGACCCAGGCTGAGAAATTCCCGGACCCTTTTTGATCAAGAGCGATGTTAATTTGTTCAATCATTTGGTTAGGAAAGCGGATGTTGCGGGTTGTTGTTCTGCGGGTTCTGTTCTTCGTTGACATGAGGTTGCCCCGTATTCAGTGTCGCTGATTTGTATTGTCTGAAGTTGTTTTTACGTTAAGTTGATGCGGATCAATTAATACGATACCTGCGTCATAATTGATTATTTGACGTGGTTTGATGGCGTAGATGCACGTTGTGACATGTAGATGATAATTATTATCATTTTGCGGGTCCTTTCCGGCGATCCGACAGGTTACGGGGCGGAGACCTCGCGGGTTTTCGCTATTTACGAGTTTTTTTGAGGTGATGGTTGTTGTTTTATCGTTTGATATATCTACTTGATAAGTAATAAGAAAGAAAAATAAACACAACAACCTGATGATCTTTCTTATACGAAAAAGCATGTAAAATCAGAGGGTTTTACAAAAAACGTGGTTGTTGTATTGCTTTTTTGCCGGTGGTTTATGGAGGGACTGTGGCCTTTTTATTGAATAAAAGCGACATGGCCTCCTCCATCGGTATCTCAGTACAGGCATTTGATAAATGGGGTGTTCCTCCTGTTGAGCGCCGGGGGAGAGAGGTTTTCTATGACGTTAAAACTGTACTGGAGATAGATCGCGAGCGACGTCAACAAAACCAGAAATCTTCAGGTGGTGAAAATGATCTTGAGGAAAGGCTACTTAAGGCCAGGGTTAACCTGACGGAAGAACAGGCTATTTCTCAGCGGTTAAAAAACCAGGTTGCAGAGCATAAGGTGATTGATACAGCTTTCTCTATTTTTGCCCTGTCCCGGTTATCCGGAGAACTGGCATCTGTTTTGGACAGTATTCCGCTTTCGATGCAAAGAAAATTCCCTGAATTGACAGGCAGACAATTGGCTTATCTAAAAGAGCTGGTTGCGAAGGGGGCTAATAAATGCGTTGAGTCCGCTGAAAAAATGAAGGAATTTGCGGATGAGTATTACAGAAATACAGATGAATAATTTCGTATTGGCAGTGAAGGCGGGTCTCTCAGTCCTGAAAAGACCATTGCCAATGACCCCCGTTGAATGGGCGGATGCCAATTACTATCTCCCAAAAGAATCCGCATACCAGGAAGGGCGCTGGGAAACACTGCCCTTTCAGCGGGCCATCATGAATGCGATGGGCAGCGACTACATCCGTGAGGTGAATGTGGTGAAGTCTGCCCGTGTCGGTTATTCCAAAATGCTGCTGGGTGTTTATGCCTACTTCATAGAGCATAAGCAGCGCAACACCCTTATCTGGTTGCCGACGGATGGTGATGCCGAGAACTTTATGAAAACCCACGTTGAGCCGACTATTCGTGATATTCCGTCGCTGCTGGCGCTGGCCCCGTGGTATGGCAAAAAGCACCGGGATAACACGCTCACCATGAAGCGTTTTACCAATGGTCGTGGCTTCTGGTGCCTGGGCGGTAAAGCGGCAAAAAACTACCGTGAAAAGTCGGTGGATGTGGCGGGTTATGATGAACTTGCTGCCTTTGATGATGATATTGAACAGGAAGGCTCTCCGACGTTCCTTGGCGACAAACGTATTGAAGGCTCGGTCTGGCCAAAGTCCATCCGTGGCTCCACGCCAAAAGTGAGAGGCACCTGCCAGATTGAGCGTGCAGCCAGTGAATCCCCGCATTTTATGCGTTTTCATGTTGCCTGCCCGCATTGCGGGGAGGAGCAGTATCTTAAATTTGGCGACAAAGAGACGCCGTTTGGCCTCAAATGGACGCCGGATGACCCCTCCAGCGTGTTTTATCTCTGCGAGCATAATGCCTGCGTCATCCGCCAGCAGGAGCTGGACTTTACTGATGCCCGTTATATCTGCGAAAAGACCGGGATCTGGACCCGTGATGGCATTCTCTGGTTTTCGTCATCCGGTGAAGAGATTGAGCCACCTGACAGTGTGACCTTTCACATCTGGACAGCGTACAGCCCGTTCACCACCTGGGTGCAGATTGTCAAAGACTGGATGAAAACGAAAGGGGATACGGGAAAACGTAAAACCTTCGTAAACACCACGCTCGGTGAGACGTGGGAGGCGAAAATTGGCGAACGTCCGGATGCTGAAGTGATGGCAGAGCGGAAAGAGCATTATTCAGCGCCCGTTCCTGACCGTGTGGCTTACCTGACCGCCGGTATCGACTCCCAGCTGGACCGCTACGAAATGCGCGTATGGGGATGGGGGCCGGGTGAGGAAAGCTGGCTGATTGACCGGCAGATTATTATGGGCCGCCACGACGATGAACAGACGCTGCTGCGTGTGGATGAGGCCATCAATAAAACCTATACCCGCCGGAATGGTGCAGAAATGTCGGTATCCCGTATCTGCTGGGATACTGGCGGGATTGACCCGACCATTGTGTATGAACGCTCGAAAAAACATGGGCTGTTCCGGGTGATCCCCATTAAAGGGGCATCCGTCTACGGAAAGCCGGTGGCCAGCATGCCACGTAAGCGAAACAAAAACGGGGTTTACCTTACCGAAATCGGTACGGATACCGCGAAAGAGCAGATTTATAACCGCTTCACACTGACGCCGGAAGGGGATGAACCGCTTCCCGGTGCCGTTCACTTCCCGAATAACCCGGATATTTTTGATCTGACCGAAGCGCAGCAGCTGACTGCTGAAGAGCAGGTCGAAAAATGGGTGGATGGCAGGAAAAAAATACTGTGGGACAGCAAAAAGCGACGCAATGAGGCACTCGACTGCTTCGTTTATGCGCTGGCGGCGCTGCGCATCAGTATTTCCCGCTGGCAGCTGGATCTCAGTGCGCTGCTGGCGAGCCTGCAGGAAGAGGATGGTGCAGCAACCAACAAGAAAACACTGGCAGATTACGCCCGTGCCTTATCCGGAGAGGATGAATGACGCGACAGGAAGAACTTGCCGCTGCCCGTGCGGCACTGCATGACCTGATGACAGGTAAACGGGTGGCAACAGTACAGAAAGACGGACGAAGGGTGGAGTTTACGGCCACTTCCGTGTCTGACCTGAAAAAATATATTGCAGAGCTGGAAGTGCAGACCGGCATGACACAGCGACGCAGGGGACCTGCAGGATTTTATGTATGAAAACGCCCACCATTCCCACCCTTCTGGGGCCGGACGGCATGACATCGCTGCGCGAATATGCCGGTTATCACGGCGGTGGCAGCGGATTTGGAGGGCAGTTGCGGTCGTGGAACCCACCGGGTGAAAGTGTGGATGCAGCCCTGCTGCCCAACTTTACCCGTGGCAATGCCCGCGCAGACGATCTGGTACGCAATAACGGCTATGCCGCCAACGCCATCCAGCTGCATCAGGATCATATCGTCGGGTCTTTTTTCCGGCTCAGTCATCGCCCAAGCTGGCGCTATCTGGGCATCGGGGAGGAAGAAGCCCGTGCCTTTTCCCGCGAGGTTGAAGCGGCATGGAAAGAGTTTGCCGAGGATGACTGCTGCTGCATTGACGTTGAGCGAAAACGCACGTTTACCATGATGATTCGGGAAGGTGTGGCCATGCACGCCTTTAACGGTGAACTGTTCGTTCAGGCCACCTGGGATACCAGTTCGTCGCGGCTTTTCCGGACACAGTTCCGGATGGTCAGCCCGAAGCGCATCAGCAACCCGAACAATACCGGCGACAGCCGGAACTGCCGTGCCGGTGTGCAGATTAATGACAGCGGTGCGGCGCTGGGATATTACGTCAGCGAGGACGGGTATCCTGGCTGGATGCCGCAGAAATGGACATGGATACCCCGTGAGTTACCCGGCGGGCGCGCCTCGTTCATTCACGTTTTTGAACCCGTGGAGGACGGGCAGACCCGCGGTGCAAATGTGTTTTACAGCGTGATGGAGCAGATGAAGATGCTCGACACGCTGCAGAACACGCAGCTGCAGAGCGCCATTGTGAAGGCGATGTATGCCGCCACCATTGAGAGTGAGCTGGATACGCAGTCAGCGATGGATTTTATTCTGGGCGCGAACAGTCAGGAGCAGCGGGACAAGCTGACCGGCTGGATTGGTGAAATTGCCGCGTATTACGCCGCAGCACCGGTCCGGCTGGGAGGCGCAAAAGTACCGCACCTGATGCCGGGTGACTCACTGAACCTGCAGACGGCTCAGGACACGGATAACGGCTACTCCGTGTTTGAGCAGTCACTGCTGCGGTATATCGCTGCCGGGCTGGGTGTCTCGTATGAGCAGCTTTCCCGGAATTACGCTCAGATGAGCTACTCCACGGCACGGGCCAGCGCGAACGAGTCGTGGGCGCACTTTATGGGGCGGCGAAAATTCGTCGCATCCCGTCAGGCGAGCCAGATGTTTCTGTGCTGGCTGGAAGAGGCCATCGTTCGCCGCGTGGTGACGTTACCTTCAAAAGCGCGCTTCAGTTTTCAGGAAGCCCGCAGTGCCTGGGGGAACTGTGACTGGATAGGCTCCGGTCGTATGGCCATCGATGGTCTGAAAGAAGTACAGGAAGCGGTGATGCTGATAGAAGCCGGACTGAGCACCTACGAGAAAGAGTGCGCAAAACGCGGTGACGACTATCAGGAAATTTTTGCCCAGCAGGTCCGTGAAACGATGGAGCGCCGCGCAGCCGGTCTTAAACCGCCAGCCTGGGCGGCTGCGGCATTTGAATCCGGGCTGCGACAATCAACAGAGGAGGAGAAGAGTGACAGCAGAGCTGCGTAATCTCCCGCATATTGCCAGCATGGCCTTTAATGAGCCGCTGATGCTTGAACCCGCCTATGCGCGGGTTTTCTTTTGTGCGCTAGCAGGCCAGCTTGGGATCAGCCACCTGACAGATGCGGTGTCCGGTGACAGCCTGACTGCCCCGGAGACACCCGCGACGCTGGCGTTATCCGGTGATGATGACGGACCACGACAGGCCCGCAGTTATCAGGTCATGAACGGCATCGCCGTGCTGCCGGTTTCCGGCACGCTGGTCAGCCGGACGCGGGCGCTGCAGCCGTATTCGGGGATGACCGGTTACAACGGCATTATCGCCCGTCTGCAACAGGCTGCCAGCGATCCGATGGTGGACGGCATTCTGCTCGATATGGACACGCCCGGCGGGATGGTGGCGGGGGCATTTGACTGCGCTGACATCATCGCCCGTGTGCGTGACATAAAACCGGTATGGGCGCTTGCCAACGACATGAACTGCAGTGCAGGTCAGTTGCTTGCCAGTGCCGCTTCCCGGCGTCTGGTCACGCAGACCGCCCGGACAGGCTCCATCGGCGTCATGATGGCTCACAGCAATTACGGTGCAGCGCTGGAGAAACAGGGCGTGGAAATCACGCTGATTTACAGCGGCAGCCATAAGGTGGATGGCAACCCCTACAGCCATCTTCCGGATGACGTCCGGGAAACATTGCAGTCCCGGATGGATGCAACCCGCCGGATGTTTGCGCAGAAAGTGTCGGCATATACCGGCCTGTCTGTGCAGGCTGTGCTGGATACCGAGGCTGCAGTGTACAGCGGTCAGGAGGCCATTGATGCCGGACTGGCTGATGAACTTGTTAACAGTACCGATGCGATCACCGTCATGCGTGATGCACTGGATACACGTAAATCCCGTCTCTCAGGAGGGCGAATGACCAAAGAGACTCAATCAACAACTGTTTCAGCCACTGCTTCGCAGGCTGACGTTACTGGCGTGGTGCAAGCGACGGAGGGCGAGAACGCCAGCGCTGCGCAGCCGGACGTGAACGCGCAGATCACCGCAGCGGTTGCGGCAGAAAACAGTCGCATTATGGGGATCCTCAACTGTGAGGAGGCTCACGGACGCGAAGAACAGGCATGCGTGCTGGCCGAAACCCCCGGTATGACCGTGGAAACGGCCCGCCGTATTCTGGCCGCAGCACCACAGAGTGCACAGGCGCGCAGTGACACTGCGCTGGATCGTCTGATGCAGGGGGCACCGGCGCCGCTGGCTGCAGGTAACCCGGCATCTGATGCCGTTAACGATTTGCTGAACACACCAGTGTAAGGGATGTTTATGACGAGCAAAGAAACCTTTACCCATTACCAGCCGCTGGGCAACAGTGACCCGGCTCATACCGCAACCGCGCCCGGCGTATTGAGTGCGAAAGCGCCTGCAATGACCCCGCTGATGCTGGACACCTCCACCCGTAAGCTGGTTGCGTGGGATGGCACCACCGACGGTGCTGCCGTTGGCATTCTTGCAGTTGCTGCTGACCAGACCAGCACCACACTGACGTTCTACAAGTCCGGCACGTTCCGTTATGAGGATGTGCTCTGGCCGGAGGCTGCCAGCGACGAGACGAAAAAACGGACCGCGTTTGCCGGAACGGCAATCAGCATCGTTTAACCTGACCCTTCATCACTAAAGGCCGCCTGTGCGGCTTTTTTTACGGGATTTTTTTATGTCGATGTACACAACCGCCCAGCTGCTGGCGGCAAATGAGCAGAAATTTAAGTTTGATCCGCTGTTTCTGCGTCTCTTTTTCCGTGAGAGCTATCCCTTCACCACGGAGAAAGTCTATCTCTCACAAATTCCGGGACTGGTAAACATGGCGCTGTACGTTTCGCCGATTGTTTCCGGTGAGGTTATCCGTTCCCGTGGCGGCTCCACCTCTGAATTTACGCCGGGATATGTCAAACCCAAGCATGAGGTGAATCCGCAGATGACCCTGCGTCGCCTGCCGGATGAAGATCCGCAGAATCTGGCGGACCCGGCTTACCGCCGCCGTCGCATCATCATGCAGAACATGCGAGACGAAGAGCTGGCCATTGCTCAGGTCGAAGAGATGCAGGCAGTTTCTGCTGTGCTTAAGGGCAAATACACCATGACCGGTGAAGCCTTCGATCCGGTTGAGGTGGATATGGGCCGCAGTGCGGCGAACAACATCACACAGTCCGGTGGTACGGAGTGGAGCAAGCGTGACAAGTCCACGTATGACCCGACCGACGATATCGAAGCCTATGCGCTGAACGCCAGCGGCGTGGTGAATATCATCGTGTTTGATCCGAAAGGCTGGGCGCTGTTCCGTTCCTTCAAAGCCGTCAAGGAGAAGCTGGATACCCGTCGCGGCTCTAATTCCGAGCTGGAGACAGCGGTAAAAGACCTGGGCGAAGCGGTGTCCTATAAGGGGATGTATGGCGATACGGCGATCGTCGTGTATTCCGGACAGTACGTGGAAAACGACGTCAAAAAGAACTTCCTGCCGGACAACACGATGGTGCTGGGGAACACTCAGGCACGCGGTCTGCGCACCTATGGCTGCATTCAGGATGCGGACGCACAGCGCGAAGGTATTAACGCCTCTGCCCGCTACCCGAAAAACTGGGTGACCACCGGCGATCCGGCGCGTGAGTTCACCATGATTCAGTCAGCACCGCTGATGCTGCTGGCTGATCCTGATGCGTTCGTGTCCGTACAACTGGCGTAATCATGGCCCTTCGGGGCCATTTTCTCTCTGTGGAGGAGTCCATGACGAAAGATGAACTGATTGCCCGTCTTCAGGTGCTGGGTGAGCAACTGAACCGTGATGTCAGCCTGACGGGGACGAAAGAAGAACTGGTGCTCCGTGTGGCAGAGCTGGAAGAGGAGCTTGATGACACGGATGACGCTGCCGGTCAGGACACATCTGTCAGCCCGGAAAATGCGCTGACCGGACATGAAAATGAGGTGGTATCAGCGCAGCCGGATACCGTGATTGATACGGCTGCTCTGGTCACGGTCGTGGCACTGGTGACGCTGCATACTGATGCACTTCACGCCACGCGGGATGAGCCTGTGGCATTTGTGCTGCCGGGAACGGCGTTTCGTGTCTCTGCCGGTGTGGCAGCCGAAATGACAGAACATGGCCTGGCCAGAATGCAATAACGGGAGGCGCTGTGGCTGATTCCGATAACCTGTTCGATGCTGCCATTGCCCGCGCCGATGAAACGATACGCGGGTACATGGGAACGTCAGCCACCATGACATCCGGTGAGCTGTCCGGTGCTGTGATACGTGGTGTTTTTGATGACCCTGAAAATATCAGCTATGCCGGACAGGGGGTGCGCGTTGAAGGCTCCAGCCCGTCCCTGTTTGTCCGGACTGATGAGGTGCGGCAGCTGCGGCGTGGAGACACGCTGACCATCGGCGAGGAAAACTTCTGGGTGGACCGGATTTCGCCGGATGATGGCGGAAGCTGTCATCTCTGGCTTGGGCGTGGCGTACCGCCTGCCGTTAACCGTCGCCGCTGAAAGGGGGATGTATGGCCATAAAAGGTCTTGAGCAGGCCGTTGAAAACCTCAGCCGTATCAGCAAAACGGCGGTGCCTGGTGCCGCCGCAATGGCCATTAACCGCGTTGCGTCATCCGCGATATCGCAGTCTGCGTCACAGGTTGCCCGTGAGACAAAGGTACGCCGGAAACTGGTAAAGGAAAGGGCCAGGCTGAAAAGGGCCACGGTCAAAAATCCGCAGGCCAGAATCAGGGTTAACCGGGGGGATTTGCCCGTAATCAGGCTGGGTAACGCGCGGGTTGTCCTTTCCCGCCGCAGACGTCGTAAAAAGGGGCAGCGTTCATCCCTGAAAGGTGGCGGCAGCGTGCTTGTGGTGGGAAACCGTCGTATTCCCGGCGCGTTTATTCAGCAACTGAAAAATGGCCGGTGGCATGTCATGCAGCGTGTGGCCGGGAAAAACCGTTACCCCATTGATGTGGTGAAAATCCCGATGGCGGTGCCGCTGACCACGGCGTTTAAACAGAATATTGAACGGATACGGCGTGAACGTCTTCCGAAAGAGCTGGGCTATGCGCTGCAGCATCAACTGAGAATGGTAATAAAGCGATGAAACATACTGAACTCCGTGCAGCCGTACTGGATGCACTGGAGAAGCATGACACCGGGGCGACGCTTTTTGATGGTCGCCCCGCTGTTTTTGATGAGGCGGATTTTCCGGCAATTGCCGTTTATCTCACCGGCGCTGAATACACGGGCGAAGAGCTGGACAGTGATACCTGGCAGGCGGAGCTGCATATTGAAGTTTTCCTGCCTGCTCAGGTGCCGGATTCAGAGCTGGATTCGTGGATGGAGTCCCGGATTTATCCGGTGATGAGCGATGTCCCGGCACTGTCAGATTTGATCACCAGTATGGTGGCCAGTGGCTATGGCTACCGGCGCGACGATGATGCGGGCCTGTGGAGTTCAGCCGATCTGACTTATGTCATTACCTATGAAATGTGAGGACGATATGCCTGTACCAAATCCAGTAATGCCGGTGAAAGGGGCCGGGACCACACTGTGGGTTTATAAGGGGAACGGTGACCCTTATGCGAACCCGCTTTCAGACGTTGACTGGTCGCGTCTGGCTAAAGTTAAAGACCTGACGCCCGGCGAACTGACCGCTGAGTCCTATGACGACAGCTATCTCGATGATGAAGATGCGGACTGGACTGCGACCGGGCAGGGGCAGAAATCTGCCGGAGATACCAGCTTCACGCTGGCGTGGATGCCCGGAGAGCAGGGGCAGCAGGCGCTGCTGGCGTGGTTTAATGAAGGGGATACCCGTGCCTATAAAATCCGCTTCCCGAACGGCACGGTCGATGTGTTCCGCGGCTGGGTCAGCAGTATCGGTAAGGCGGTGACGGCGAAGGACGTGATCACCCGCACGGTGAAAGTCACCAACGTGGGACGTCCGTCGATGGCAGAAGATCGCAGCACGGTAACAGCGGCAACCGGCATGACCGTGACGCCTGCCAGCACTTCGGTGGTGAAAGGGCAGAGCACCACGCTGACCGTGGCATTCCAGCCGGAAGGCGCAACCGACAAGAGCTTCCGTGCGGTGTCTGCGGATAAAACAAAAGCCACCGTGTCGGTCAGTGGTATGACCATCACCGTGAAAGGTGTTGCTGCAGGCAAGGTCAACATTCCGGTTGTATCCGGTAATGGTGAACTTGCTGTGGTTGCAGAAATCACCGTCACCGACAGTTAATCCGGAGAGTCAGCGATGTTCCTGAAAACCGAATCATTTGAATATAACGGTGTGAGCGTCACGCTTTCTGAACTGTCAGCCCTGCAGCGAATTGAGCATCTCGCCCTGCTGAAACGACAGGCAGAACAGGCGGGATCCAGTCTCAATCGACAGGTGAGCGTGGAAGATCTTGTCAGAACCGGTGCTTTTCTGGTGGCGATGTCCCTGTGGCATAGCCATCCGCAGAAGACAAAGATGCCGTCCATGAATGAAGCCGTTAAACAGATTGAGCAGGAAGTGCTTACCACCTGGCCCACAGAGGCAATTGCTCAGGCTGAAAATGTGGTAATGCGTCTGTCCGGTATGTCTGAGTTTGTTGTGAATGATGCACCTGAACAGGCAGATGACGCCGGGCCAGCAGAGCCTGTTTCTGCGGGAAAGTGTTCGACGGTGAGCTGAGTTTTGCCCTGAAACTGGCGCGTGAGATGGGGCGACCCGACTGGCGCGCCATGCTTGCCGGGATGTCATCCACAGAGTATGCCGACTGGCACCGCTTTTACAGTACCCATTATTTTCATGATGTTCTGCTGGATATGCACTTTTCCGGGCTGACGTACACCGTACTCAGCCTGTTTTTCAGCGATCCGGATATGCATCCGCTGGATTTCAGTCTGCTGAACCGGCGCGAGGCTGACGAAGAGCCTGAAGATGATGTGCTGATGCAGAAAGCGGCAGGGCTTGCCGGAGGCGTCCGCTTTGGCCCGGACGGGAATGAAGTTATCCCCGCTTCCCCGGATGTGGCGGACATGACGGAGGATGACGTAATGCTGATGACAGTATCAGAAGGGATCGCAGGAGGAGTCCGGTATGGCTGAACCGGTAGGCGATCTGGTCGTTGATTTGAGTCTGGATGCGGCCAGATTTGACGAGCAGATGGCCAGAGTCAGGCGTCATTTTTCCGGTACGGAAAGTGATGCGAAAAAAACAGCGGCAGTCGTTGAACAGTCGATGAACCGGCAGGCGCTGGCTGCACAGAAAGCGGGAATTTCCGTCGGGCAGTATAAAGCCGCCATGCGTATGCTGCCTGCGCAGTTCACTGACGTGGCCACGCAGCTTGCAGGCGGGCAAAGTCCGTGGCTGATCCTGCTGCAACAGGGGGGGCAGGTGAAGGACTCCTTCGGCGGGATGATCCCCATGTTCCGGGGGCTTGCCGGTGCGATCACCCTGCCGATGGTGGGGGCCACCTCGCTGGCGGTGGCGACCGGAGCGCTGGCGTATGCCTGGTATCAGGGCAACTCAACCCTGTCCGATTTCAACAAAACGCTGGTCCTTTCCGGCAATCAGGCGGGACTGACGGCAGATCGTATGCTGGTCCTGTCCAGAGCCGGGCAGGCGGCAGGGCTGACGTTTAACCAGACCAGCGAGTCACTCAGCGCACTGGTTAAGGCGGGGGTAAGCGGTGAGGCTCAGATTGCGTCCATCAGCCAGAGTGTGGCGCGTTTCTCCTCTGCATCCGGCGTGGAGGTGGACAAGGTCGCTGAAGCCTTCGGGAAGCTGACCACAGACCCGACGTCGGGGCTGACGGCGATGGCACGCCAGTTCCATAACGTGACGGCGGAGCAGATTGCGTATGTTGCTCAGTTGCAGCGTTCCGGCGATGAAGCCGGGGCATTGCAGGCGGCGAACGAGGCCGCAACGAAAGGGTTTGATGACCAGACCCGACGCCTGAAAGAGAACATGGGCACGCTGGAAACCTGGGCAGACAGGACAGCACGGGCATTCAAATCCATGTGGGATGCGGTGCTGGATATTGGTCGTCCTGATACCGCTCAGGAGATGCTGATTAAGGCAGAGGCTGCGTTTAAGAAAGCAGACGACATCTGGAATCTGCGCAAGGATGATTATTTTGTTAACGATGAAGCGCGGGCGCGTTACTGGGATGATCGTGAAAAGGCCCGTCTTGCGCTTGAAGCCGCCCGAAAGAAGGCTGAGCAGCAGAGTCAACAGGACAAAAATGCGCAGCAGCAGAGCGATACCGAAGCGTCACGGCTGAAATATACCGAAGAGGCGCAGAAGGCTTACGAACGGCTGCAGACGCCGCTGGAGAAATATACCGCCCGTCAGGAAGAACTGAACAAGGCACTGAAGGACGGGAAAATTCTGCAGGCAGATTACAACACGCTGATGGCGGCGGCGAAAAAGGACTATGAAGCGACGCTGAAAAAGCCGAAAGGCGTGAAGGTGTCTGCGGGCGATCGTCAGGAAGACAGTGCTCATGCTGCCCTGCTGACGCTTCAGGCAGAACTCCGGACGCTGGAGAAGCATGCCGGAGCGAATGAGAAAATCAGCCAGCAGCGCCGGGATTTGTGGAAGGCAGAAAGTCAGTTCGCGGTACTGGAGGAGGCGGCACAACGTCGCCAGCTGTCCGCACAGGAGAAATCCCTGCTGGCGCATAAAGACGAGACGCTGGAGTACAAACGCCAGCTGGCTGTACTTGGCGACAAGGTCACCTATCAGGAGCACCTGAACGCGCTGGCGCAGCAGGCGGATAAGTTCGCACAGCAACAACGGGCAAAACGGGCCGCCATTGATGCAAAAAAACGGGGGCTGACTGACCGGCAGGCAGCGCGGGAAGCCACGGAACAGCGCCTGAAGGAACAGTATGGCGATAATCCGCTGGCGCTGAATAACGTCATGTCAGAGCAGAAAAAGACCTGGGCGGCTGAAGACCAGCTTCGCGGGAGCTGGATGGCAGGCCTGAAGTCCGGCTGGAGTGAGTGGGAAGAGAGCGCCACGGACAGTATGTCGCAGGTTAAAAGTGCTGCCACGCAGACCTTTGATGGTATTGCACAGAATATGGCGGCGATGCTGACCGGCAGTGAGCAGAACTGGCGCAGCTTCACCCGTTCCGTGCTGTCCATGATGACAGAAATTCTGCTTAAGCAGGCAATGGTGGGGATTGTCGGGAGTATCGGCAGCGCCATTGGCGGGGCTGTTGGTGGCGGCGCGTCCGCGTCAGGCGGTACAGCCATTCAGGCCGCTGCGGCGAAATTCCATTTTGCAACCGGAGGGTTTACGGGAACCGGCGGCAAATATGAGCCAGCGGGGATTGTTCACCGTGGTGAGTTTGTCTTCACGAAGGAGGCAACCAGCCGGATTGGCGTGGGGAATCTTTACCGGCTGATGCGCGGCTATGCCACCGGCGGTTATGTCGGTACACCGGGCAGCATGGCAGACAGCCGGTCGCAGGCGTCCGGGACGTTTGAGCAGAATAACCATGTGGTGATTAACAACGACGGCACGAACGGGCAGATAGGGCCACAGGCGCTGAAGGCTGTTTATGACGTAGCCCGTAAGGCGGCAATGGATGTTGTGACCGGGCAGATGCGCGATGGTGGTCTGTTCTCCGGAGGTGGACGATGAAAACCTTCCGCTGGAAAGTGAAACCCGGGATGGATGTGACATCGGCTCCTTCCGTCAGGGAGGTGCGCTTTGGTGATGGCTATTCCCAGCGTGCGCCTGCCGGGCTGAACGCTGACCTGAAAACGTACAGCGTGACGCTGTCTGTCTCCCGTGAGGAGGCCACGGCGCTGGAGTCGTTTCTGGCAGAGCACGGAGGCTGGAAGGCCTTTCTGTGGACGCCGCCTTATGGTTACAGGCAGATAAAGGTGACCTGCGCAAAATGGTCGTCGCAGGTCAGTATGTTGCGTGTTGAGTTCAGCGCAGAGTTTAAACAGGTGGTGAACTGATGCAGGATATCCGGCAGGAAACACTGAATGAATGCACCCGTGCGGAGCAGTCGGCCAGCGTGGTGCTCTGGGAAATCGATCTGACAGAGGTCGGTGGAGAACGTTATTTTTTCTGTAATGAGCAGAACGAAAAAGGTGAGCCGGTCACCTGGCAGGGGCGACAGTATCAGCCGTATCCCATTCAGGGGACGGGATTTGAACTGAACGGCAAGGGCAGTGCTGCCCGTCCGACACTGACGGTCTCTAACCTGTACGGTATGGTCACCGGGATGGCGGAAGATATGCAGAGTCTGGTCGGCGGAACGGTGGTCCGGCGTAAGGTTTACGCCCGTTTTCTGGATGCGGTGAACTTCGTCAAC